CATTTCATTTTCATTATTCTAATTTTATTGATTGTGACTAACAAATAGAATTTAGAAAATTGTGCAAATGCCTGTAAATACAGTGTTTTTAGCACTATTATATTAGGAAACAATATTTTTATTTGTGACTAACGTGTGACTAACGATAACAGTCTAAAACTTCCGAAATGATACTAAATATGTTTAAAGATAAAACTCCCGGGGTTAATTCCCCGGGAAAATCATTTAGAAATTTCTGTAATTCTGGTGAATGTTCCTTTTGGAACAAATTCAAAAACAAACCCTTCTGTCGGATGCGGGATGCGGATGAAGTACCATTTCAGCCCTGAGCTGTCGGTTTCCGTGTACTTCATTACCTCTACAACTGCACCTTTTTTTAACTTCGGAAACAGCTTTGACGGGCTGTTTTTGTTTGATTTTGTATAACATTTTGTGCCTTTTTTAATCTGCGCAATGTAGGCTCTGGTGCTCTGCTTTTTGGCCGTATCTGAATCTGAAACTGGTGTTGCATTCTTCACTAAGTTGTAGTTTGGAGTGCAGAATTTTGTTCCAGGAAGATTACTGTTGTAGTAACTTTTCTGGCATACACCACCGCCATTTGCGATAATTGTAGAGCCACCAGAAGTGTTTCCTTCGACTGTCCAGAACCGATCTCCTGATACCTTTATTACGATTCCGGTGTGTGTAAATGTGCCATTTCGATAAAAAATAACAATATCTCCAACTTTTGGATTGCTGTTCAAAGTAAACAAATCTGCCATTGTCGGACAGTAAACGTATGGCCAGTGTTTTAAAAGTTTCTTTGCCTTCTCTTGTCCGAATGCTTTCATGAAACACCAACTCACGAACGCAGCGCACCATGGCTGTCCTTGATAATCCGGTTTAATATCTCGCCAATATTTCGTGTAATTATTTTCTCCGGCATTTGCTGTCTTGCTATCAAGCTGACTATTGCTTGCCTTTTCGAGATAGCCAACCTCGTTCTTTGCGATCTGGATTAATTTATCAATTGCTTTCATGTCTGTCTCCTCACTTTCTGGAAAATATGTTTTCAGCGCATTATAAACAAATCTCTGCCTGTCTTTATATGCTCCCACCTGATTCCCTGTGTCCGTCTGGCAGGCTGCATAGAGATTGTCGAGCGTATATGGCTTCTGGGTTTTTGCCAAAATCCTCGTTACTGCTCCCCGTCCGCCTTGGTGCCTAAAGTTCACGCACATAGCTTGTGCTCTGGCATCCGTAACGCCCTGTTTAATGGCTTCTTCTGTATAGGTGGCTAATTGTTCATCCATAAGGCTATCTTGGCATTTAATACCCAAATCGGACGAAATAAGGGCAACTATGGTATTAGCAAGCTGTGATACTCTGGAAATGTTAAAGCATTCCCAATTTGCGGTCTGAACTTGTTCCAGAAGTCTGACCTTGTCTATCTTCTCCCACTGTTCCGGACCGGCATCGTAAATTCGTTCCAAAAGCGTTTTGGCTTCAACTCCATACCACTGCCCTGCCCCGATTGTAATTGCGTGTTCTTCAGAAGAATTGGTGTAAGCTTCTGTGAAGTCCGAATAATCCTGCTGTCCGTAAACCTGTCCGCCGGTTTCGACCGCATAAATAATCTTCCTGAGTACCTCTTTTTGCTTATCCGTCATACGCAAACCTCCTATTAATATAAAACGCCTAATTAGCTAAAGCCCTCATTTAGTTAATTAGTTTCCACTTTCGGTTCTTCTTCCTTATTAACATCCATCAACTCATTATACTGTTCCTCTGTAATCCTGCCAGTCGCAAAAAACACATCAATCTTATTTTTTAAATCATCTGTCAGTCCGTTTCTTTCTTTAAGTTTCAGTAATGTTCTATATAACATAATCATACCTCCAATTCTGTTAATGTCACTGCATATTCGCTGTTTACATAGGCTTCTGCCGCCTGTAAATCAGTGTCCTGAGTACGTGCGTCCATATCATAGATGTAATCCCTCGTATCACCTATCTGCTGTTTTACATAGTTCCAACCGTTCTCCATTGAAATTGGATAGTTGAATACTGTATATCCGTCAAGCTGTTCTGAATTGACAGATATGTTTGTGGTTGGATAATATGCTGTAAGTGCTTTTAGTGCCTGGACTTCTTCGGATGTGAGGTCGATTTCAGTTGGAGTTTTTAAAGGCAGATAAAAATGCACTTTATTTTCTGAAAACCATTGAATTAATGCTTCAGAATTTTTCCATTTCTCATTCATATCGGTTATTGCAATATAATATGTTTGGAACCAAGTTGATAAATCGGTTCTGGTATTCGCTGCTATTTGTTTAAAATGAGAAGACATTATTCTGATATCATCTGGCATATTAAATCTGATTGTATCATTCATCCCAAAGCGTCTAGGCATATTATTTCCATTAGGATATAAATTCCATGTATAGTTTTTCGCTTCTACATCATCAACCATCCTAACCAACTTCCCACGTTCCACATCGAAGTAATCACTCACATACTCCTGACCGTCGATTGTGACGTTACCACCACTTGGGACTTTGACGCCATATAAATCATATGGGAGGGTGACGGTCTGTTCGTGGTAGGGTTCGAAATCATCGTAGGTGGCAGATGCATCTGTACAAATCATAGGTTTTATGATGACATTATTTATGATTGCACCTTTAGGGATTTGAATGTGGATAACTTTTGAGTCATTTGTCGCATCAATGTAAGTGAATGTCACTCCATCTCCTGTATCTCCCGCACTATCTTTTCCGTTAACTAAATAAATAGATCCTGATACATTTTTAACCCAACCTGTTATTCTATACATTTTGCCGTTTTCAATATGAAAATTCTTAGATAATGATACATCAATTAGTGCCTTCGCAATTCCATTCAGAGTATAAGTCCCATCTCCATTTGCAGTAAAAGTAACACCGCTCTGTGTAGTAGTCTGTAATGTCGTATTTAGCAAATTCTTCCCGCACACTTTGACCCTCGGTTTCACTACGCTCTTAATCTCCTGCGGATAATCAGGGTTTGGGCTTGGGATGCCGCCGGTGTATGGTTCGAAATCTGCATAAGTAGCTGTTGTATCTGTTGTAAGCATTGGCTTAAATATTAGATTATTTACTGTTGCGCCACTTTTAACTATAATTGCTATGTTACTTTCAGATTCTTTAAAACTGCCAATTGATATTCCAGAACCATACTCATCTAAGATTTCTGGATTTCCACCTTTTCTGTATGATCGGAGAAAATACTTTTGTGCTGAACCACCACTAGGACAACCAACCATTTTAAGGGAGCTTGCACTACCATATACATCTGCAAAATTATAATATACAATAAAAACTGCAATGCCTGTCGCTGTACCATTTACAGTATAAGTCCCATCACCGTTATTCGTACAAGTAACACCATTCTGTGTAGTAGTCTGTAACGTAGGATTCAGCAAATTCTTCCCACTATACTGTTTCTGCTCGCTCCGTCCATACAGCACCATATCCATGATCTTTCCGTCATCAGAGTCTGCCAGATGCGTCTCCCCTTGATTACTGGCGTAGAACTTAGTGATTTTGGTGGATATATCTTCCTTTAGCGAACTAGTTTCCGTTTTCAGTGAAGCAATGTCTGTCTTGTTCTGCTCGATCTGTGCGGCCTGTTCATCACTCATATTGTCGCCTTTTGGCCCAACATCGCCCTTATCACCCTTGAGTCCCTGCGGCCCAACATCGCCCTTATCACCTTTGGGTCCCTGGATTCCCTGCGGACCCATAATATTACCAACGTCTTCACTGTCTCCATCCGAAAACATTATTGTCAGATTTCCGTCTGTGTCAACAGAAGCTGACTTAATAGATATTCCTCTTAGCGATTCTTTCTGCTCGGGAGTTAACGATTCAAATGCTACGGTACCATCCGCACCCTTTTCTCCCGGATCGCCTTTATCTCCCTTTTCACCTTTTGGACCCTGCGGACCAACAAATTCTCCGGCATTCACCATCTCTGAAATATCCTCAATGGAACACAAACGCCTTACATCATTAGCTGCAAACGCAATATACAAAGCTTTACCAGATGGAACGGACGGGTCATTGCCAAGAATCGCAACGGGCTCTCCGGGACGAATTTTTGACGTATCAAAATCGGCATACATACCGCGCCGGAATTGTATTGTATATGTATCAGCCATATTAGACTTACCTCCTTATGAAAGGAAATTATTTTTTATGTAATCCTTTACGGAATCAAGATTTTTTTGCACATTGTCATCCATTACAAGGAAATTGCCCTTATTGTTCTGGCTAATGATACTTCCTGTGTTTTCGTCTACTTCTGAATAGGTATAAGCAATTCGACTTCCTTCTCCAGTGCTAAGATTCATAAAACTTGTTAAAATCTTCTTCATGATATTACCTCCATTTGATTGATAATGTTTAATCTGTCGTTAATAAGCTCTGATTCATAATCTGGTTCCGAGACCTCTGCTTCTTCTGACTCATAATTTGGTTCCGGGATTTCTATATCTCTTGCGTCTGTATAAGCCGTATCTCCCGGATCGGTAAATCGCATATGCTCATATTCAGCTTGTCTTGCTTTGATTTCGAACGAAAATTTAAGTCCCGGAGTTCCTTTTACGATAAAATAATTTTGCTCTTTCTCAGCTATCCAGCAGTTGCCCTCTCCTTCTCTTTGCAAGAACACATAATATTTAATGCCGACATTTGCAGATTCCTGAAAGATATCATCTATGTCAATCATGCAAGTCCCGTCATCCGATATTACAGATTCACCGATATCTCCAAAGAATGGGGTTGGCATTTCATAGCAGTAAAAGAGCTGTTCATCATAGTCTACCGTCGAAACTGATCTTGATTTTGTCCCGTTTACTTTCAGCTTCCCTCTGATAGAAGCATCTGCAAGGTCTGTCCCCGTACCGATGCTATAGAAATGACCACTGGCTTCTACGTGTGTGCCTGCTTTAACTTTTTCTGATGCTGAAACACTGCTCGCTGAAATGCTGCTCGCCGAAACGCTAGTATTAAACGAGGCTGAGCTTGCGTGTACAGTTCCTGTATAAAGATTAATTCCTCTGATTCGTGTTCCATACAACGTCCCGTACCCCGGCACATATACTCCTGTATTCGTCTCTGAATAGATCTCTCCAGTTGAAGCATCTAGCGTTACTTCTCCATACGCGCCACTTGCTGAAAGCTTTTTAATTCCAACTTTCCATCCTGCTAATTCACCTGTGTTAATATAATCGGCATTCATGTACACATTGCCATTTGATAGATACAGACCTTTATTGCTGCTGTTATCGCTTAGCACATTAATAATCTCTTGTTTAGACATTTTTCCTATGTCGAGGTTGCTAAGTGCATTGTCTGTATAGCGATTCGCATTCGATAATGCTGTCGAAGCTTTATTTTCAGCAACACTATATATTGTGTCGCCGTTTGCTAACACGAATGTATTAGGTCTGAGCGTAACATTTCCGTAGTTATCAATCGCAAATGTTGATACTCCAGAACTGTTTGTAACGTTGATGTTCTTCAGATTAATCAAATCAGCTGAAATCTGACCTGATTTAATATAAGAAGCGTTTATATACAGATGTCCGTTCTGCATATAAATTCCCTCTTGTTTGCCATTGTCTGTCAGAGCATTAAAAACTCTTTCGAAATTGACAATTTTTTTAGCATCCAGTTCCTGCCAAGTACCATCAGTCCCAGAAAACATATATACCTGGCTTGTAGAGAAGTTCATGAATATCGAGCCGTCATGCTTTTTATATTCTTCGCTTTTCCACTCAGATGCTGGATAATTCTGCAATGTTGGCACATACGTGCCATAATAGTTCGGGATAGTCACATTGCTTTGAACTGTCCCATCCACAACATCCTTGGCAATTTGTTCAATAGTTCTGCTTTTCAGGGTAAAGTTTTCAACTTCTAATGTGACAGCACCTGTGTCGGCATCTATTCTTAATGTCGTATTCCCGTTATTATCTTTCGCTGTGAAGCCTCTTGTATTAATCCATTCTGATTGAATACCGATGGCATAGAGAATATTCAGAACGGCATCTCCATTACTATTAAAGCCGGCTTTCCATGTCTGACCCCCATCTACTGACAAAAAGAATCCATCGACACCTGTCTTATAAATTACTTTAGAATCAGCAAGTGTAGGTTTATCATGCCGGTACGTAATTACGGAATCATCTTCTTGTATTTCCTCTGTATAGAAGAAACCTAGCGTGTTTGCTGCAAGCTCGTTCATTTGTTTGAGCTTTACGTCATAGGCAGATAGTTTCTTTTCTATATCTTTTTTTGACTGCTCTACCGCTGTTTGCTGATCACCAATAAACTCGCTTGCATCTTCTTCAGCACTCTTTGCGCTACAACTCCATGATGTTGAACCGCCGAACACGAACTCTATATCTGTCACAAACGATCTAAAGACACGATTCTTTGTATCAATAAATTCAACTGGATCGCCAAAAGTGGCGTATCCGTTGGCAATTCCGTCGCATGAGAAAGGACGCATTCGCAAACCGATTAATTGATTTCCAATAGCTTCGACTCCTGCCTGTGCATTGCCCGACAATAGCTGATTGTCAATAGTAATCACATAGCCGTCCTGACCTGACATATATTCGGTCTCATCTTCTACATATTTGACACCTGTTACAATAACATCGTCTACGTCATATTGTAGATTCTGAATTGAAAATAACGCGTGATAATCGTTATTGCTTAACGTACCACCATCAATCACAGTCCCCATTGTCCATGGATTAAGCGTGCCGCCATCCAGATCATCACCATTTGTCCAGTTCTTTACTGCTCCACCATCGTAAATAGTCGTATTGGTAAATGTCTTATCAAACGTAATAATCCTGAGTAAGTCATTTTCGTCGATTCTTGCATTTCCACCGGCTATCCCGGCACACATTCCGATTACTGTACGGTATGTCGCATTAGATGGCGCTTTCCGAATCTGAAAGTCCGCATTTGGAAACATTGCATCTCCAAGAGTGATTCCACATTGCTGGCAGCATTCTGAGAGCAGTTCCTTGACTGTACAAGGAAAAGACAGGTTAGAATCATATGTCTTATCAGCATTGTGCATTTTATCTAAGAGAGAAAGACTTATTTCGCTCGCCGTTGCAGGCTTTTTCGACACAATGTAAGTACCTCTCTTTATAGCTTCTATCCTGTCGGATAACTGCACATTGAGAAAGATAACAAACCTTGCGGCGTTAAAATTATATCCGTCAAAGCGCCCGTCATCATTTACCAATGATAAACTTGCCGTTTTTTCTATTGCTACACCCACCGGGAAGTCCCCAGAGTCTGCTGAATCTACGAGACTATTTCCAGACAGATAAAAGTCTTTTTTGCCTAGCTTAAGAGTTGTACCATTTGACAATGTAACATTTGCTGTCACGTAATAATTTCTGTTTGTAAGAGATTCTTTCTTCAACTGAGTAGATACATTTATCAAATCGGCTCAACCCTCCTTACATTAATAGACAAATCTGTCCACTTTTCTTCCCCATCTTTCAGAGTTTGCGCAGCCATATTAAAATTTGATGCGTAGAATGTTCTGTCTATCCATCTTCCCGGAATAGTTGGGTCTTTATGGTGGAATGTGAATTGACTTTTGTTAAGTACAGTATTTAGTATGGTTGCTATTTCAGCCCATGTAAGCTCGCCCCATTGCATGTCATACCCACCAATTGTTCCCATTGGTGTATTGTGCATAATCAAATCCTGACTTCTTTTAGAGTCTTCCGTAGAAGTGGTTGCGAACACCGGTTTGTAACTATCCGGTGCTCTTATAACAACGTTGTCTATTTTAAATTGTTCCTGCGGCATATTCTTCTCCTTACGCTAACTCAAATGGGTTCTTCCCATTCCGGTTTCTTCTCATTTCAGCTTCACTGATAATAATATCTAACAGTTTTCTGCCAGATGCATTAACTGTAACATTGTAGGTATTTCCATCTCCCTGCCCTTTTCCTGACTCTTCCCGGACGATCTGCCGTAATAGGCTTTCCGGTGCTTCCAGGTTATTTCCTTTCTTCTGGTCACCTAATACCGCAAGGAATTCTGACCTTGGCGGAATAACTGCGCCACTGGCCAGATATGGGATAGTTCCGATACGTGGAAATGTCGCATGAAATCCAATAGTCTTTGAACCAAACGGTGTTGGAACAGTCCAGGGTCCAAAGGAAAATGCAGATTCAATTCCACCAATTGCATTATTAATCATCCCAACTGCATTATTAACAATGCTGATTGCCTGATTAATCGGAGCTTTAATAAAATCCACAATGCCTTCAAATGCAGATCTGACTGCATCTCTGGCGGCATTAAACTTATTGATGATAGCATTTTTTATCGCTTCTACTTTATTAGAAACAAATGTAGTTACATTTTCCCATACTTGGGATGTTTTATTCTTTACGCTATCCCATGCGCTCGCAACTTTTGTTTTAATTGCATTAAATACTGTGCTGGCTGTGGATTTAAGAGAGCTCCAAAGGCCAGAAAGTGTCTTTTTGATTGCGTTCCAGATTGTTGAAGTCAATGCTTTAATCGCATTCCAAGCAGTACTGATGATGCTCTTTATTATACTCAACGCGCCTTTTGTTACGGTTTTAATTATCTCCCACGCACCTGACACAACATCTTTGATAAAACTCCATGCTCCATCCGCAATCTCTTTTATTCCCTGCCAAGCCAGTTCCCAGTCTCCTGTGAAAACGCCGACAAGAAAATCAATGATTCCGCTCAGTGTATCTGCTACATCACCAATTATTTTAATTAATGATTTCATAACTTTTATTGCTACGGTGCCTACAACGTTAATTATTTCTGCCACGACCGGAAGCAAATTCGCGATTATCCAGTTAATCAAAGGCACTAATACCGACTCCCACAGAAGTTTCAGAGAATCAATGAGTTTTCCGAGGAATGTTTCTATCTTTAAAATCGCATCCCCTAATGGTCCCTCTAATAGCCCTTTGAACTGTTCTGCCAGTCCTTGCAAAACTGGAAGAACATAGGTGTTGTATCCAGTTATCAGAGTCTCAAATATGCTTGATAATCCATTCGCTATAGAATCAAAGAACGGCTTTACGTGTTCATCGTATAACCTCGATATTGCGTCACTAAGGTTTTGAACAACTGTTAAGACCCCACTTGTTACAGTTTCTATTACTCCGAGGCTACCCTCGATTGCGGACTTTAAAATGTCCTTGTTGTCGATAAAAGGCTGCGCAATCATGTTAAGGATATCTCTGCCAAGTTTTGCAGCCGTTTCTGTAAGAACCATTCCGATTTCAGCAAAGATTCCGATTAAATCCGCAGTAATCTGCTGTGCGGTTTCTCCACCAAAAACTGAGAAAACATCCGCGAAGGCGACTGCAAGATTCCCTGCGATTTGCGAAATTTCAGAGCCGATATTGAACATATCTATCAGATAGTTCTTTATTCTTTGCGTGTTCTGCTTTAAAAACTTTTCGATTCCGCCTATAATGTTTTGCGCAATTGTTAATCCGATTCTGGCAAATGAGCCAGCAACTTGTCCAATTGCATATGCAAATGAGTCAAGAAAATTATTTGCTGCTTTAGTAACTTCTGAATCAGTAAAGATATCCTTTAAAGATTTCCATATGGAATCAAGATCCTTTTTTATTCCGTCAAAAATCGGCTCGTAGTCTCCTAACCCATCCCAGAATCCCTTTGCGACTAACTTAGCCAACTGTTTAAACCTGTCAATTATCTTTTTTAGCGGTTTTGACATCTTATCAAGAACTGTCTCGCCCTCCGCCACTTTTCCGTAATCAACATTTTGTACAGCATCTTTCATCTGATCTGCAAGTCCGCCAGTTGTGCCCGGTACTTTTGACGATGAATCCGCACTTTTATCCGTTGAGTAATTATTTATTTCGTCGAGAGGACTAAGATATCCTTTTGCCGCCTTAGTAGCTTTCTTGGTTGCGTCCGCTGTATCATTTGTTGCATCCGCCAGCTTTTCGGCATTGTCGGCAGCATTTCCATATTGGTCTGCCGTATCAGCCATTGCATCTGTTCCGGCAAGACCTGCACCACTTGCACCTGTCTGGCCAGATGATTTCTTCCCGGTGATTAATTCCGTAAATGACTTGAAAGCATTTGCCAGAGTTGCCAGTTTGCCCAGCAAAATATTAATAACTCTCAAAACAGGAGTGAAGAGATTAATTAATCCCTGTCCGACTGTTGCTTTGAGAGATTGCAGCTGTAACTGCATCACTCGTACCTGGTTTGCCCAGCTGCCAGATGTTCGGATAAAGTCACCAGATGCGGCAGACAACTGTTTCTGTACAAAAGCCAAGCGGAGAGCAACTTTCTCCTGTTCAGTCATGGCGGATGTGGTTTTACCATAGCCATTTGCAAGTGCATACTGGTCAAGTGCCGACTGGGTCATTACCACACCGAGGTCCTTGAGCGTTTCCGTTTCTCCCGTAAACACTGATTTCAGCTTGATATAAGCCAAGTCTTGACTAATGTTATAGAATGATGCTACGTCACCAGTCAGCTGCGTCAGAGCTGTTGACATGTCGTAAGCCTGTGCTTCGGAGAAACCGAACGACTTAGACATTGCTCCGAACGTTCCGACATACTGTTTTGCCATTGTTTCTGACAGTCCGGCAGAGGTCATAGCATTCTTTGCAAATTCGTTTACCTTGTCCGACATGGTTGTGAATGTAACATCGACCACGTTCTGCACTTCGGCAAGGTTAGAGCCGAGTTCTACGCATTCCTTACCGAACTGCGTCAGTTTTCCAATCGCAAATGCTCCGCCAATCAGTACACCTATTTTTTTTACTACGCTGCCAAGTCCGTTAAAAGACTGCCTAATTGCTGATACGCCGTTTTGTACACCTGATGTGTCCATCCTAGTATCAATAATGACTGAGCCATCAGCAGCCATGTGTCCACCTCCTAACTATTTGAGGTTCAACATCTCATTCAGCTTATCTTTATAAGCCTGCTCCTCGTCGCTGAGACGTGTTTTTATGTCAATAATATTCTTGTTTTCCTGATAGAATTTCTTTTCCCATTTATCAAGTTTTTCGCCCTTTGCTTTTTTTGACCGGATTCCAACTACGGTATTAAAAAGGCATTCACCAGATTCCATGAAATATCCGAAAAACGTCCACCAGTGCATATAAGGCACTGCTCTGATTTCTTTACCGGTAGCCTTGTTTACTGCCGGAATAATCATATTTCCATCCTGTTCCCAGTCCATCAAGCGGGATTTGGGTTTATTCGGGCTATCATCAACTTGACCGCAGTCAATAAACTCGCAAGCTTTCTGACAAGCTTCCGTAAGATGTTCCGGGGGTATACTTTGCCAGTCCTCAAACAGAATCTGCAACATAACAACTGCTTTCGCTTGTTCGTCCAGTTCCGGGTCATTCATAGCGACCAGAATATCAATAATCGCCCGAAAATCTGTCCTGATAGAAAAATCCACCCCACTGATATTTAGTGAGGTGGGCAACTCATAGGCGGTCATTTTGTATATTTCTCCACGTACTTATTGACCGCTTCCTGCATTTTTTTCTTTCTCTTTTCAATTTCCGGTGCGATTGCTTCTGCGATCTTATCCAGAACGATATAAGCAAATACCTGACCATTTCCGAACACGGTAGTTGCCGTGATCGACTCCTTAAACAGGTCTTTTGATGCTTCATATCCGAGCAGGTAATTGATTTTGTCTTCGATCTGTTTATTGAATTCAGCCATTTCTTTACCAGAAGTGACTTTCTGAATAGAATCTTTAAGCTGCTCAAAGTATTCCGTCAGTTCCTCTGCACGTGCTGCTACATTGATATCAGTCGGGTTCAGTTTGAAAGAAGAAAAAACTTCGTCTTCGTTATTTGTGAATGTGAAAATGAGAATTCCATCATCAATTTTTGTATTAATTACTTTTGCCATTTGGCGTGCCCTCCTTGTATATGTGCTTATTCGCTGTCAGCCGTGAATGTACCGGAACTGATGTCAAATTTTCCTTTTACACGTTCGCCAACATAGTTCACGGTAAACGGAATCTGATAGCCGGATGTATCACCACCGTAGCTTGTCGGCACAACGTAGCAATCCTGCTGATATGCTTCATACTTGCCTGCTGTAGCTTCCGTCCAGAGATGGACCTCAACTGCTTTTGTTTTGAGATTATCGTCTTTGTATCTGTTGTCTACGATCTTCTGCAATGCTGTGAACAGATCAGAAGTAGTGTCTGCATAGAATGGATCAGCGTCAGAAGAAACTTCGTAGCCGTTATGTTTAAATGTGGATTCTCCAAGAATGTTTTTAGATGTTTCAGTGTCTGGATTGAGTTCTACATTGTACTCTTCCAAGTCTTTTCCAAGACGCTCATATTTCGGCGTCAGTCCTCCGCAGAGGGAGCCTGCGTCGATATAATGAGCCATATATTTACGGTCAATTTTTCCTGTAACTGGCATAGAAATGTCCTTTCTGCCTATAACTTTAAAAGGCTGTGTAGGTTAGCGACTATCTCCAATTGATAGCCGGTTGTTACTTGTTATATTGCTTCGTAAGTATTTTCGTAGCGCACCGACAATGGTAACAACCAGTCCTGTACGCCGCTCTCCTGCGGTTCTAAACCATAGGAGTTGTCACGGACGATACGTTTTATCGCTCGCCCCTGCGAAAGTTCTGGAAACGCATTTAAACGTGTCTCAGTACCATTTATAACAACTGGTTCTCGACATATCCATTTACCAAGATTATCCAAAAATTTCTGAACAGATAGCTTCTGCCGTTCTTTGTCGGATGCTGTGCGGTACACCACATAAAATGGATACTGGCATACCTGGTGCATTGTTCCACAAACGTCCTCTTTTTCTGAATAAATCAGTGCCCCGTTGTCTGCTGAGAATGCAATACCTGATTCTTTACCGAGTTCCTCAAATTTGATTGTTTCATTTTCGTATAGCCCTGGATACTGGTTCAAAAGTGCTTTCATGGCATCTGTCAGAATCTCATATCCAGTTGCATCTTTTCCGATAGGTTTATCCGCCATGTCTGCCACCTCCTGCCTGTGCTTTTACTTTACGAATCCATGTGCTACCGTATTGTCGTTTAGCAGTATCAAACCACTTTGCCTGCGCCTGTGGGTGAGCTTGTTTGGTGTATTCGAGATTCTCTTTTGCGGCTGTCCGACCAGAGAATTGGCTGACAAGGACTTTCTTTGCTCCACGTCTTGCGTAGGGACTTCCAGTTGCTTCATCAACCATTCCTTTTCCCTCATACAAAAAGCGTCCATAAGGAGCAGCCGCAGCACACACAAATCCAGTTCCTTGCAGGGATGTACTCTCAACTCTTGTTCGATTAATGAAGTCTCCTGTAATCATCGGCATAAATGGAACCATACTGTCCATAACCATCCCATCAAGGAGATACTGGGCTTCTTGATACTGTCTAGAGAACCTATCCATATTCAGCTTTATTTTCATATCTCCGTCAACTATGGAGAATCCTTTGAAATGATGAATCTTACTCATATTACTTACCCAGAATCTCAAAATGCGGAATCAGTGTATATGGACCGCCTACACTGGTAATCTTGAACACGTTATCCTTATTCTCATTCATGTACTGATAGAATCCATTTCGGTAATCGCCATCGGTTACTATTCCACCAGTCCACTCACCCTCCCAGAAGAACGATTCATCTGAGAATGTGATAGTGTCTTCCAGAGCGTTGTTAATCTGCCTTTTCCACTCCTTAGGCGGTACATATGGGAGAATCTTACCGTCTTTATCAGTAATGGTTGCATCGCCGTTCTGGACAGTGTATCGAACGTGTAACTGTGCGTTGTCAGTTACATCTGGTCCGTACTTTTTGAGTATCGCTCCCTTATCCGTAATGAGGTCAACGCCGGATAAAACATGAGGATACCAGTACGCATCTCTTGTCGTGGCTGATTCGTAATAATTAAAAACCGTCACCGTTTTTTCGTACATGATACCCTCTCCTTAATTATTCTTTCTGCACTGTCTGTTTAATAACCTGATTCACTCCGGTTGCCGACAATCCGTTAAACATACCGACCGCAACTGCTGTGATATAATCCGTTGCCGGGAAATCCGGAATAACTCCCATTCCGACTGCTCCGAGAATTCCACCAATAACCGCCATGATTACTGGAATCCATTCGTCAGAGATTCTTTTTGATGCTTTGCATCCCATACCCACAATGTAGCAGATCATCACGATTGCTACGCATGAGCCTAATGTTGAAATATCCATAGCTTAGTCCTTTCTGTAGTCCTCAATAATGGTCTCAATGCCATATTCAATGGCACAGGTGTTCTCAATCTTGCATCCTCTGGCTTCGTCCCATCCTTTGGCGAAATATGCCACGTCAGCTTCTGCCAGAAGTTTAAGAGATTCGCCTAGATACCAGAGCGGCTTTGCATCTACTGGTGCCGACTGGAAGAATGAATCAATAACTTCTACCGGTTCACCAACCTGTCTTTCTGCACTTTTGATTGCCTTTTCTCTTACCGCGAGAATTTCCTCATCTGTCTTTCCTCTCATTGGCTGAGAGATAAATAACTTTTTCATATTAATCACACTCCTGCATACAATACTGGTATTCCATCATCCGTCCTTACTCCCATCAACAGCGGTAAAGCTGTTTTAAGGAGCAAATCGTTCGTTTTCTGTACATCTCCGGCGGCGGCATACACTGCGCTCCATTCCTTTGCACTTGCTCCGATCTGCTGAGGTGTTGCGTAAGAGATGGATTCGCTGCCGGATGATACAGATGTTACAATGTCTGTTGAGATGTTCCCGACATTTATGTCGGTTACATTTGTCGATGCCTGATTGATTGCATTCTTTTCAGCAAGTTCAATCTGATACATTAATTCAGTCAATGAACAGACTGCCTTTTTGATGCGCTTCTGTGAGCATTCGTTCGTCGGCAGCCCGTCCACCAGCCTGTCAAACGTCATTGTGTCTACAAAATCACTGGCTCTTTCTGCCAGCCGTGGAAAGTCAGCTTCTGGCACGACATTGCCGAATGATTCTGTATAGAATTTATAATCTGCATAAGCCATGCCAGTTACCTCCTGAGATCATCATTTTGCTGTTACAGTCGCATGTCCGGCACTAAGTGCCTTGTAGGTGCTGTCACACTCAACCACCGTGATAACCTGCCCTGTTGCTGCTGTAATATCGGATTCGCCATCCCATGCGCTCCAGTTCTTCACATTCTGTCCGTAGTCTACGGCAGTCTCAGAAGATGCAACTTTGTATTTATATGCATTCCCTGCGTTTGCTTTTGCCGGAGTAATGGTTACTTTTGTATCTCCACTCTTACTTCCTGCTGCGGAGTTTACAGTGAGGGTTCCCAGTGTCTGAGTTGTGTCGATAGTTCCGACAGCAACAGCGTCAATATATTCTGCAAAGAGGGTAAGCCCCATGATTGCGAATGATTCAGACACTGCTGTGTGGTAATTGCCCTGTGTATGGAATCCGATCAGATTTGTTTCACCGGATACAGTATATACAAGACCCGCTTTTGCGAAATCAGATTCGTTCGGGTCAACATAGTACAGAACGATATTTTCAGCAGGTGTAGCGATTACTGTTCCTCTCGGAATTTCACTGTCAGACAGTAAGAAAATCGTATTGAATCCCAGGAAGTCTTTCACATACTGGAAGCCGAACTGGTTCTGAATAGAAATCCCAGCTGCTCCGATATACTCGTACACGTCCAGAATATTTACAAACCCAACAACGCCAGTTACATTTCTATGCATTTGTTTGAATTTGTTTTCTACACGACCTTTAGCCATTGCCAGAGCCATCTGGAAAGTGGTTTCCGTGAATGAGAGAGTACCTGTTTTCAGATAGTTGTAAAATCTTTCAGTAACATTAGTCTGAAGCTGGAAGAGGAATTCATCATCGGTCATCTGAACAGCGTTCTCGTAACCGTGATCTTTGATTGCTTCGATAGATACAGCCTTTGCGTATTTCTCGATAGTCATTTCTGCATAGGGTTTTTCTTTTACAACGAATTTGCTGTAAGGGATTTCCTCACCTTCACCAACATTTCCGTTCTGTAATGTACCCTCTGCATATTTTGATTTAAGAACCGCTCCGGGCGTCTTTTTGATTGGACGCATGATACCAAGTATTTCACGTAAGTGTTCCCAGTTTCTTTCGAATCTGGTAACAAAATCAATCTCACGTGCTTTTACCTGAATATCATTTGTCATAATAAGATTAGCTTTTGCTGCCATATAAAAAATCCTTTCTACCCATAATTGTTAAGGTATTGGGTTAGCGGCTATACTCTGATGTATAGTCGGTGTAAAAATCACTGGAATAACTGGATGTTCTGAGCAATTGCGGCCTGTCTTTCGGACGGGTCTTTGATTGCTTCGATATCTTTCTTTGTCATGCTTCCCGGTGTCCACTGCTGTCCAACATGCGTTGTAAATCTTGCCTGATTCTGCTGAGCCTGCTGCTGAGATTCATCCACAAAAGCGGATGCGTCAGACTGCTTCATCTGTTCGATCAGGTCATTTAATCCGAGAATTTTACCGTCTTTCAGTTTTAATCCGGCTTCTTTAATGTCTGACATAACAGACTTCTTTGCAGCTTCACTGGAAAACTTAACATCGTCGAGTGCCGCTTTGAGTGCATCTGAGAAATCACGGTCGTAGATTTTTGCATTGAATTCTTTCTCTGCATCCTCGGCTTTTTTCTTCCATCCAGCAAGCTCTGTCTGAATATTCGCCGGGTCGATACCGTCAAATCCTTTTAAAGTTTCTTCTGCTGTTTCAGCACGTTCTTTCCAGTCGTCACGTTCACCCTCGACTTTTGTCAGGGTTTTCGCTACTTCTTTTGCATTCTTGTAATTCTCAGAAAGTGCTTTCTTAATATCTGCCTGCTTATCCTCAGGGATTTCAATTCCAAATGATTTTAATGTGTCAATAAGTTTCTGCATAACATCCTCCTGGTCGTGTTTATTGACCTGCCGCCGCAGGTAAATGGATTAAGCCAGTTAGACCACTGGCAAGGTAATCGGAAAGGCAGGAATCGAACCTACGGCACATAGCTTGTAAGGCTACTGCTCTACCACTGAGCTACATTCCATCAACCCGGATTCCCGGGTTAGCAAGGTGTTTAACGTGTCATGCTTGCCACGAGTTGTTTCGGATATTTATTTCTTTTTTTTAAAAAGAAAAGTATGAATAACAAAAACCTTAATCAAGGAGGTGCGCCATCTTGCGTGCCAGATGACAAATACGCACGACAGGATTCGAACCTGTTTAACTTTCCATTAAAGCGTGCGCACCAGATACAAAAATTAAAGAAAGGAGGATTAAAACGAAAATGTCAAAACAACCGTTTTACTTGTGCTTCCTGCTGCACAATTACATTATAACAGATTTCTTTTAATTACCTCTCTACCACTTTTGCGTTTTTAGAGCATATCACGGAGTTTTTCCACGTATCTCTTGACAAGATCACGTTCCTCCCGGCACTCTGCATCCTTGGACATATCGCTCATTTCTGTTGTGAGTTCGTCCAGATGCTCTTCCAGAGCGGCAAGCATCTTTCTTTTGCAGTCTTCAGACTTGCCGGAGCGATAGCTCTGCTTCTGTGTCATATAGTCGTCATAAGCATCTCGCCCATCAGAGCGGCTGTAATGCCCTCTAACATAATGCTCGCCACGTCTGGCATAAGAACTGCCCCGGTCGTAATCCGGCATCATTCTGCCATCATTTGCGCTGTATCTCCCCATGCTATCACGCTTTCTTCCGCGTTCGCTGTAATCGTCATTGTAGCCGCTACGCATCTCATCAAGGACAGTGTTGTAATATTCCACTTTCTTGTCCCAGTAATACGTATTCTTGATATCTTTATACATATCAATCAGTTTGTATGTCATTTCCAGATTTCCAGTGGTCAGTCCACTGTCAGCGATTTTGGAAAGTTCATCTTCGATTCTTGCACATAAGTCTTTAACGTCTCTCATAATTACACCTCCTACGCTTCTCTAGTCACGACAATGTTTGCGTTCGCAACAGAAATAGCCTGATCGCTTGTGTTCTCTACTGCGATATTAACGCAACATCCACGAGGTACATCAATATAGATACCAGAGGACACATTGTTATACTGGTCTACTGCTGCCGGTGTAGAGATCATCTGAGAAGAAAGAACCGGCTCACCAGAAATTGCAATAGCCAGTGAGATAGCTCCGACAGTACCACCTGTTGGAATTGCGATATTACCAGAAAAATCCACGAAGAATCTCGCTTTACACTGATTAGTCAGTCCTCTCAGAGTGATGATTCCGCTTCCCTCTCTGTGCTGAATGCAGTTAGAACCTTTAACTGCTGTGTTTGAAAATACTACGTTTCCATTTGCTGCTACAGTCTGAGCAGCTACATTTGTAAATTCTGCCATAATTTTTACCCCTTTCATATCACAAAAGGACAGGTCTCGGCCTGCCCCTCTGTGTAATACGGCATAAGCCGACATCCGAAATCAATCGAAAGATACTCTCAATATGAAGTTATCAGCAATTGCATCCAGTGTTGCATCCACATCCGTAATATGTGTTCGGGTTAGGAACCTGATATGCCGGAATCGGTGCTGGATTAATCGCATTAATGAGCTGCTGTGTCTGAGAAGCCATTGCAGTTGTGAGCAATGCACTCTGGCGATCCTGAGAAGCGGCACGTCTGAGATCATTGTTCTCAGCCTGCAGGTTAGAAATCTTTTCATTGCAAAGGTAGTCAAGAATGGCTCTTGTTCCTGCGTTCTGGCTGTCGATAATATCTCTTGTGTTGCTGTTCATAGTGTTCTGCAGTGCACAGGTGTTCTGTGCCATATTGTAATTTACACCCTGGATAGCTTCCCTGGTTTCGCAACAGCAGTTCGCAAGCTGTGCCTGCAATGCGTTTGTGTTCTGCATATTAGCCACAGTATCGGCATTAATAGCCTGCTGGATTCCGAAGCCAGTCTGCATGATGTTGGTGTTGATTCCATTGAATCCGGTAAGCATACCGTTATTCATGGCATAGAATCCATCACACAGGCCACTATTGATTCCGTCAAGCTTGCTGATTACTGCGGAGTTATCGAATCCTCTCTGAATGTCCGCCTGGGTAGCTGCTGTGGCTGCATATCCGCCGCCGTTGCCATTATTACCCCAGCCGTTGTTTCCCCATCCGAAGAAAGCAAAAATGAATAAAACAATAATCCACCAGCTACCATCTCCACCAAACATGCCGTCATTATTTCTACCGTTTCCAGTAGCAGCGGCAATATCTGCTAAGCTATAATTTCCATCCATAATATAATCTCCTTTATTGTGTATTTACATCAATCTGGCCAGATTGTAGTGTACTATTTCATATTCTTCAGCAGATTCTGAAACTGTCCTGCCATCTGCTGAACTTGATTAAGTTGCTGCTGGGAAATCTTTCCAGACTGTAACATCTTCTCAACTTCTGCTTTCGGATCTCCTTTAAAATTCTGCTTAAACTGCATAAACTGCTGTACCATCTGCATTGGCCCGTTTCCCTGCGACATCCCACCACCGAGGGCATTGAATAATGGATTACTCATCTGCGTTTCCTCCCTTGACTGCTGATTCCTGCGCGGTATTAGCTCTAACAGGTTCAGAAAAAGAATTTAATCGGTTTATAATGGCTTCGTATTTGCCCTTTAAATCGTCATATTCCTGTCTGGTGACATATTTGCTGTCCATGTTCTGGACAGGCTGTTTAGGTGGCATCTGAGTGCCTACCTCGTGGTACTCAAATATCCGTAACGGCTGTGGCATACCGGAAACGTCAGTGGATTTTATGTAGAACTTTTCACTTTCACTGTCCATCAGTAAAACGCTTGTTCCGGGTGCTACCAGATAGGATTTTGCTCCGACTTCACCAGATACCCACAGGATACCATTGCTATTCTGTTGGGGTTGCTGTACTGGTTGAGCCGGCATCTGGACAGGCTGTTGCTGGAACTGATTCATCTGCCCCGGAACGCCAAAACTATATTGATAAGGATTGTTATATAATGCCATCTTATGCACCGCCTTTCTGATTATATTTTTGCATAGATGTATCAATCTAAAAAGTTCAAAAAAGTATCGAAAAAGTATTGACATACCACCAAATTAGTGGTATTATATAATCATCAAAGGAACGGAGGAAACAGAAATGAAGAAATACAACTTATCACAAATCATGAAAAGAGCATGGGAACTGGTTAAGAAATCTGCAATGACAATTTCCTCCGGTCTTAAGAAAGCATGGGAGGAAGCGAAAACAATGGAACAAAAATTAGTTGAACTCGTCGGAAGCCCAAAACAGATTGCATGGGCTGAAGATATAAGAAAAAACATGATTTCGTATTTATCTGCTCTCGTTAGAAAATACGAAGCTGAAGACAGACCTGCTCGCGCAGAAAAAAGAGCTAAAGATATGGAGATTCTTAGCAACATCAAAGAAGCTTCATGGTTTATCGAAAATCGCAGTTATGCCGTATATTCTACAAATTATGATTCAAACGATTTAAGCGAATTAATGGCGAACCGAAATGAAATGAATTTATATGAGCGTATACATAAATATGTCAAAGAACATTGATAGAAAAGGGGGACGAAATGTATGTATAAATATAATCAATCTGAATTTGAATCCATGATGGATGAATTAATGCATGATTTCAAGAAAGGCTGTGGAAAATCTGAAGCCGAACTTGATGTAGCTTACAAAATCTTAAATCCCTCTCCTGTCGGTGGGTTTGTCGACAGTCTCGTTAAAATGGATAAAGATTATAGCACGAATCTATGGGAGATCAAGCGAAAACAGATCAAAAGTTTTATACCTGAATGCGACGGATACCAGTTAGACGATATCGTGGCCTATTGCCGTGCGAAATTCTTTAAAGAAGAAGTCGATCGTATCATATATGATAATTCTATCGCTGAAGAATGTGATGTTTGTGTATATGCGGACGGTACTATATTAAGTCCGGAATGGCCATATTTATGTGCAAAAGTATATGTGAGTATTAAATGGATTGACGAAAATAAAACCACTTACACCCGTATTTTCCCATCCGCGGTAGGATTCATGTCTTACAAAACAAAAGGATCTATGGAAGATGATCTGAATCAAAAAGAAAATATGTCCACCATGGAAATGCGTGAACACTTAAAGATATCCCGAGCAGAATTCTCAAGGAGATACAACATACCGATTAGAACGCTCGAAAACTGGGAATCCGGAAAAAGCAAATGTCCGGATTATGTGAGACAGCTGTTAGAGCGAGCTGTCTTGGAAGACTGTGAGAAATAAGAAAAGGAGAGGGTAGAAATATCCTCTCCATATTTTTAACACACTTTAATTATTTTATTGTTCACCCTACGGCTCAATCGCTTCGCCGTGGATATACTCACATTCATCTGTTCAGCGCAGTATTCGAGCGTATATTCCTTACATCTCAGTCGGAACAGTCTTTCCTCATCCGGTGTAAAATTGCACTCTGCCAAGAACCTGTCTATATCTTTCTTTGTGAACACATATAATTTCATGAGCATACCCCTTACTAATGCTAACGCTGATTCTGTGCAAGATAATTTGTAAGCTTCTGTTTTGTTTTTTTTAATTCTTCTACATTATTCCCACTGATCTGACTGTCCAACATGGTCGACAGCACTTCCAGAATCAACGAATCACGCTCTGCAATCCTCTGAAGACTCTCGTAATCTCGTTTGTCGTGTTCTTCCAATGTCTCTACTCGCTTATTAAGTCGGAATGCTGGGGTAATCCACTTAAAAATTACAGCTGCCGCCCCTCCGACAATAGACACTCCTCCACAGATAGACAAGAAAATCTGTACAAATTCTGATATGCTCATTTAGCTACTCCTTTTCCCAGTAATATACCGGGATTTCATTACCGCTATCCCATGTATCAAAATATTTGCCGTTCTGTACTGTCACCACATGACCATCTATGCAGAGGATATACGTACCTGTCGGATGGTCTGTGCAAAAGTCATTGACTGTATAGATATATCGTTCTGACTGTTCTATCAGCTTACGTCTGTATCCATGTTTATAGAGATACGCTCCCCAGACATAATTTGCACTTGGCATATCTGACAGAGCACACGCCTGTATCATTAATCCGGCGAATACCGTTTCCCAGTCAAAACCGGTTGCTTTACATATTGCCCGGACAACGCAATCTCCTGTTCTCTTATCCTTAACAGGATTCGGATTGTAATATTCCCATCTGTCCATCAGTCAATCCCCTTTGCTGTTTTATATCTCTTTGCCGCTCCTCTGGCTTTTGCGGCGTTCTGGCGGCTCCATTTTGCTATCATAAGGCGGTCTTGCAGTTCTCTCAGGTCGTTCTGCTTGCAGTAATCTTTATATGCAGCATTTTGTTTCTGCAAAAGATAAGACTTCCGGTCAAGGTCTTGCTGGAGTGCGAATTTTGTCTGTTCGTCCTTGCAGTTATTAACCGCCGATTGCAGTCCAAGAACCTCTCTCTTCGTTTTGCGGATTCTTCGCTCATAAGTACGTTGCCGTTGTTCCTTTTCGTACTGCTTACCTTTATCAGCTTTATCCTGCGCTGATAGTTCTGCATAAGGGTTAAATTCACCATCACTGGCTCCAAAACTATGCCGACAGTTGACCCCTGACAGTCCACTTGCCGTTCCATATCCAGTCAACGAGAACGGCGGAAATTTCTTATTCTTGCCAGAACGAGAGTATATCTTGCCTTGCCACCATGAGTGATTCCCGGGATTCTCACCGCCATCACCCGTTCTGGCTCCCATGTGAGCACTGACCAGAACTAAATCCCAGTCCATTTCTTCCATGCGTTTTAGGGATATATCTCCCGTAGCCTGAGCCACACCAGTTCTGACAGAACGCGCTACTGCTGTTTCAATCGTGTCTTTTCTGCCAGATGGATATGTGACGGTAACACCATCACTCACAACGTTATTAACCGCCTCTTTGATGGCTTGCGTATACCCGACCGCCCCTGTCATTACGTGATTGTACGCAAGGTCACATTGCTCGATATAAAGCCTCTGAGCGGCACTTGCGGTTGTTCGTGTGAAGTTCTTCCACTCGCCCATAGTCGCAAGCATATTCCGCTCCATGAGCCTTATCATAGATGGTGACTGTTCAAGCGGTACAGGACTTAATCCTGCCGCCTTGTATACCTTATCATCATACTCCAATGCAGTGATTCCGGCATCTTCAAACGCTTCAAGAAGTTCCTGCTGTTCACGTTTAGTGTATTTGGATAGTTCCGCCAGAATGTCCTCTAGCAGTTCACCGGATTCCTGTAGTGTTCTGATTCTCCATGCATCAGCGTTGGTCAGAATATAATCCTCACCCCTGCCAATTCTTGCCATCATTCTCGACACGATCTCAGAGATGATGTACTGGTGCAATTCTTCGGCAATTTGCTCGCTACCCTCTGTTATCCGGCGTAAATATTCTGGACTTAACATAACTACTCATCTCCAAACAGTTTCGGTTCGTCTGGCTGAGCTTCTTTAACCATTGCTTTCGCTTCTTCCTCGGTCATTCCCTCAAATTTCACAAAATATAACCATGCCGGAACCTTGCCAGTAGTTACATACTGCCACCATCTTGCACGGTCGTTTTCTCTGACGTAGAGAATGTCTCCGAAATCATAATTGACTTCATAAGGTCCAACGGGGGCAAGTCCGTACAGGTCGGCGTAAACGTTCAGTGCGTAGATTACTTCATCCAGACAGGATTCCAGTTTGTCTCGAACGTCTTTTATGAACTGTACTGTCCTCTGCTGTTCCGCTTCTACGCCTGTAGCCGTCTGAATACCGCTAGATTCATTAAATACGAAATATCCATTGGAGAATCCAATCTTATATCCTAACTGGCTCAAAAGGGCGTTTATGCCGCTTATACGGGTATCTGTGTTAAGAACTGGATTGATTTCCTGATAGAACTCTTTTTCGTCCTGTCCGAATACATTCTTGACAAAGTGCGGTAAGTTCATCTCATTACGCCTGTTCTCCATGCCCTGTGGCGACATAGCTGCTACAGGTGTACCGCTTGGCATCAGCAGTCTATCATCTGCCAGAACAATCTTCTGAGAATCGAATATCTCTCCGGCATTACGGCTATATGCAATATCAAGGTCCTTCAGTTCTTCGATAGCTTCTGCAAATATCGGAAGCCCAAGTGGGGTGCTAATGTCCACATTGTTTGCCTGTGGTGTCCGCAGTACTCCGTACAATGGTCCGTCCAGTTTCTCACCGTTCGCTTTGAGAATTGGCGGCGTATCTGCCATAAGGTCAGCCCATTTGGTCTGTTTAAGGTCGATTCTGTCGCCGATTGACTGAGGAGACTTTGATACATAGGCTCTATTTGATACATAGTACGGATAAGTCGTCACACCGTCCACGGTAGTTTCAACAAATCTATGATATTCAAGCCTTGTATAGTATTTCCGTCCAACTGTATAAGAATCTTTAAATATAATCCCCTTGATTTCTTGGTTATCATAATCTACGATTATCACATCTGCCGGAGTAAATATGTCAAGGCTCTCACCGTTTGGCTTAATGAATACCGTTCCGTATGCACAGCCGTACTCTACCCAGTGCCGGATTTGAAAATATACTTTATCAATCTGCTCCTGCAACCACGTAGCCCTTGCGGAACCATCAATCTGAATGCCAATCGCCAGTGTTGTGAGCCGAGCTGTCTCTGAGCAGACAGATTTCGCAAAATTGATCGTCTTGATATTATTCTTATCATCTAGCCACTCTGGTACGCCCCTGTATATGTTCGCACACCGGTTAATCAGTGATTCCATCTCCGGGAATTCTGCTGCCTGGATGTTGAAGTCCTCTTCGGCTTGTTTTTTGAATATCATGTTAAACCACCTTTTTAGTGTTTTTATAAGTCCCATTATGCACTCACGCCCCAGTATTTTATCTCACCCTGCCTACGTGCTTCTGCTGCTTCTTCAAGCGTGTCATGCCTGCCTAGATCAACTTTTTTATTATTCACATAGATTATTGCTCTATATTTCCCTCTGTCCATGGAAACACCAGTAACACCAGTTGAATTTATTTTTTCCATTCTTTTGTTTCTTGCTTGCTGAGTCCATGTTGCCCATCTGCAATTTTCTGGCGAATAGTCCGAATTTGTGTCTATTCTATCAATACTCAAATTATCAGCATATCCATTTTCTAATGCCCATAGAACAAACACTTCTGAACTTTTATTCCATTCTTTGCAAACCTTTATTCCTCTTCCGCCATAGTCTTCATAATCTTTGTCATTGGGGTTATTGCATCTCTGACGAATTCCCTGCCAGATTTTATATATTCGTCTATATTTTAGACTGTACCCTCTTTTAAGCATTATTCCCTCTTCTCCTCCACAATGATTCTGTTGCGTATCTACAGGCATCGATTAAATGATTGTTTTCATCAGGATATCCACTTATAACATTTCCGTCCTTATCTCTTTCGTATTCATATCCAGAAAATTCTTTATAAGCATTAGGCGTTCTTTTAGGGTCAATAACGATAGTTCTTGTCTGAAGCCATTTCATAGAATATTCCACACTCCCAGGTCCTTTTATTGCGCCCCTTGCTGGGAGTCCAAAATCTCTATAATCATTGATTGATTTAGGTTCGGCAGAATCACAAGTAATAGCATAATCATCATATTTTCTTTTTAGAATCTCGTCTGCTGATTTCCTATTACTCCATTTATTTTCGTAAATTTCATCAATGAGATATATCTTTTCAGTGTTATGATTGTAATACAAACGAATAAAAGCATACGGATCAGGGAAAAATCCCCAGTCACACCCCTGAAATATTTTGTCCATGTGACTGATCTCTTCGTCTGTAATATCTCTAATCTCCAGATATTCAAATACGTTTCCACCGTCACCATTTGGGACACCCAGATATTCATGCTCATAGGCTTCCGGATTGATTTCTTTCAGATGTGCTGCATCGTCAATAAATTTCTGTCCGAGCCACTCCACCGGGGCTTCCAGATAACTCGAATGATGGATAACTCTTTTCGGGTTAGGCGTGAGCTTAATCCTGTTTACCCAGTTCGACTTTGATTTTGGTGGGTTATACGATGAAAAATCATAGGACTCGTCACCACCACGAAGCACTGACTGATTAACAGAACGTTCCTGAGCATCTCCCTTCATTTGATCTTTTTCCTCTTTCCAGAGGATTCCAATGTAGCCAAATTCCGGCTTAATGGATTTCAGCTTGGTTTCATCGTCCAGACCACGGAAGTATATTGTCTGCCCCGTCTTAATATATTTGATTTCAAGCGGCGACACCTTACATTCAAATTCTTCCATCAGTCCAAGTTCGTTGATAGCCCATTTCATGTTAGCATATACGGAATCTTTCAGAGTACCGGCCACCTGTCTTGTAATGCAGGCGTGCATCTGAGGATTGTTCTTAATAAGTTCAACAATCTTAAAAGCTACGAATGAAGATTTCAGACCGCCTCGACCACCCTCGAATACATATTCGATATTAGGCTTGATTTGCCGGTTAATATCCACGAATGCCTTACCAAGTACTCTGGCAGGAAGCTCATATTTGCTTTCGTCTGATTTTGATACGGCTACCAACTGTTCCCATTTGTCCACTGCCTGCATATTTCCTTTGATGGCTTTATTATATACGGCAGCTACAATACAGGCATTGTTATTTGCATCCTCATCAGATATTCCCATTTTTGTGAGTTTCTTCTTTGCAGCAGTCGGAGCAGGGTTCTCAGCTATCATTTTTGCTAATTCAGAAAGGGTTTTCTTTTGACGGCGAGACTGACCAGAAGCAATGCCGCCTTTTTGGCCGTTTTTCGCTGCTTCCTCACTGCTTCGACCAGGTTTAAAAGGTTTTAAATTTTCCTCGTTTGCCATCCTATTAACATCCAATCATATCCTTTCTGAATTAAAACGCCCTAGCATAGTTATAGTTATATATACTATAATACCATACTAGGGCGTACATAGCTCTCTACCACTTTTATAAATTTTTAAGTTTTTTAAAGTCTGCCAATCAATTTGGCCAGATGATAGTATTCCGCCATGACCTTGCGTTTGTAGCCATAAAAGTCATTCTCCGTTGCAGGAACCGTTCTGATCTTCTCCATCGTTCGATAGCCGATGCTGTTCACAATGCTGTCATAGATTTGCGATTCGATGCCGGGTGCATATTTGATAGATACCTGTAACAGATTGTATTTGTCGCTCTCGTTAAGATTCCGCAAGTGGCTTTGTAATGTCGGTATATCGTCCGGTGGTACTCCGTAATCACTCAATGTTGCCTTTCTCAGTTTCATTTATTTCACCTTCTTCATTTAAGTTCCAGTCACATGGCATGCCTCGAAAACATTCTGGACAGTGTTCGTAGAATCCGCAGCCTTTGCAATCTGCTGGCTGTCCAGTGCAATATTGCTGTAGTACGTGGTATGCTGATATAGCAAGATTTGGCGTTATGTCTGGTGTAGGTTTATTATTCATTTCTCCATCTCCTCCAGTTTCTTTACCGTTTTCCTGTAATCTCTGTTTGCAGACCGAAACATCATCAGAAGTATTTCAGATACAGGCCTCGCTCTGTTGGCTCGTTTGGCTTTCTTGGCACATATAAGTTCGTTTCCTTCTGGGACATATATTCCTACATGATACGGGATTTTCAAAGATACTGTTGCAGCTAATTCCCCTGGCATAACCAAATAATTGTAATCTCCAATGAAATTCAATCCATGGCCAGATTTGAAATCTTCAATAGATGACTTGATTTCATAGCAATAGCAATCACCTTTTTCTATCCCGGAAACACTATTGTTCACTGGAACAAATTTCATATAGTCCACTCTAACTGCATGGTTTGTAGAATAATCAAACGTCACCTCTTTTGCCCAGTAGATACGAGGATCGTTGTTCGGATTGATTTTCTTTTCAATCATGGTTGATAATTCTGCCGTAATCTCAGGCCTTGTCATTCTTCATCTCCTCCAACTTCTTCTCAGCATCTTCGCGGGTGAGAAATATAGATTCTCCAAAATCACATTCTCTAAAGTATGCCGCAATAAAACTATTCGTTACTTTTGCGTAAATTCTGAATTGTTCTCCAGACGCATAATAAGATACGCTTGATAAAAAAGATTCATATACTTCATATTCCGCATCTCCATCATATTCATCATAACCAAACACATTAATTGGCGATGTTACCACCCAAACCGTGTCTCCAACCTTACACGGTAATCTCACAAGCAAGCCCTGTTCTTCTAAATCTTCATATTCAGCGAGTGCATTCATTACATCATATTCTCTTTCTCCCTCGAAACAAACATCTGGGAAATCACTTCCGTCATGTATTGCAATAGCTTTTTTGCCATCGCTATTAAATCTTTCAGTCCATCTATCCATTTACCTCACCTCTTTCAACTTCTCAACTGCCAGCTTCAGCGATTCTACAAATTCATCGTTTACTACTGCACGATCTGGATTCTCGATAAATTTTTCAATCGTGCTAATTACTTTCTCTTCGGGTGAAGGTACTGTAATTCTTATTGATTTTGCAATTTCAAGAACTTCATCTATATTATCTTCCCAATTATATATATCACACAAATACTTCTTGCACCTAGTATTGCTTTCACTCAATACGCATTCTGAACAGTTACATCCTCTACAATTGCGTATATCTGCAATACGATTAGCAAACTCTCTTGCCGTCATTTCTTTTGTCCCGAGGAGTTCTGAAACTTCGTAGAAAGCATCACACTCTACTCCGATACGTACGCTGTGCACCACATCTTTGTTATTACAAAATTTTAAAATATCTGGAAAATGTTGTCCTGGCAATGGTTTACAATTGCCTTTCGAATACCAATGAAATCCCTGTTTCTCAGCTTCTTTGAGAAGCATTTCATTTTCTTCTTCTGTCTTAACCAAGATACATGTATTTCTTAAATCAACCATCTGTGTTTCCTCCTGTAATTTTGCTAATACAAGTGTTCCAACCTCGAATCCATGCAAGACTAAGTTTACTCCTCCAATGTTCCTCTTCTTTCTCCTCCGGCAATGGCTTCAGTGGACACCATTCAGGTCTTGATTTGCTTTCGTAATCATAATGTTCTTCTGTCATCAGAATTACATCATAATCTAAACAATCAGCTAATTCACACAAACCCTCATATTCAATTTCGCCACAGTATGCAGTTCCGAACGGGCAATCATAACAGTTTCTGGGCGTATCAACCGCTAATACTGATTTACTCATATAGTACCTCCTGCAATCTCATCAATACACTGGTTCCAGCTCTCCACAAAGCTAGCATCAGACGTATTAGCTGGATAGTCTCCATTATCTTTTTCTGGCAAATCTATAAGTGGACACCAATCGGGTTTAGATTGACAATATCCGTATATACAGTCAATTAGTTTCATGTCATTTTCACTATCGCCATTTGTTACATAGCAATATGCATATTTTTTACTTCCTATACCGTATTCTTGACAAAATATACAATCTACACAAGTTTCTGGTGTATCCACCACTACTATTGATTTACTCATTTACTTCACTTCCTCTCAGCATCAGGCTTAAAGTATTATATCCCGGGCAAGTCCTGACCCCATTTCTAGTATCTCTTAACAGGACACAGTACGGATATAACGCCATGACCTCGTAGACGTGTTCTGTGGTGTCCTCGCCGTGCTGGTCGATGTATTTGAAGCATTTACCCGGTCTAAGAAAATATCTTGCGCATACATACGCTTTTGTTCCGAATCTTACACTTGCACTACTCATTTGTTTCCTCCTTAAAACTAGACCACACGCTCATATTGTCAACTTCGCAATCGCAGTTATTGTAGTCAATATCTTCTGATGCTCGTGTTTTTGCTATTTCCTCAGCTTCTTCTTTTGTATCGGCTTCAATATCGTCATAATCAATTGATAAGCTCATTCCGACACTTACATACCATCTACTCATCTCATTCCTCCTGTAATAATTCTGGTTGGTCGAAAATGTTTCCAACTGGCATAGCGTATACCATGTCAATCCAATACCCTAAATCTTTTCTAAGGCATTTGTCGCCCGTCCAATCTACATAGAATCCGAGATGTTCTGCTTTCTGAGCATCAAAACAATTTTGATAACATCCATATTTGATTGGAGCATAGATTTCTCCGAAATGATATTTGATAATGTCATTTTCCCAGATTCTCTTCCCATTCTTGTCGCAAAGTCCCGTGAACTGGCAGAGGGTTTCTGGATTAATAGGTGGTGCGTATAAAACACCTGATTCAACTGGTTGCATTCGATATTCAAATAAGTTTGACCGTGAATGATCTATTACCAAACACCCCTCAACCCATTCTCCATTATCAACCCTCTTTGCCTTGAAAAGAATTTCTCTCATACGTTCTGCACCTCCTGCTCAGAAAGTGGTTCGAATCTTTTCTTCTGCTTTACATCTGGATATTTGATTCTATCCACATCACTCGTAAACATACTTAACGGTCTGCACCATGTCACAAATGGGTCTGTAAAGCACTTGTAAATCACCATAATTTCATCTGATTCTGTATGAACAGCAATATCATTTACGATGTAGGTTCTTCCTTTAAAGTGCTTGTATCTTCTTCCTACCATGTTTTCTTTTAACTTTTCTAATGTTTCAACTGATACGTTGCTCATTCAACTCCACCGCCTTTCACGATCTCGATTGCATCTTTCAGTATTATAATTTCATATGCTTTAGACCACCCTACTGGTCTTGCCAGCGCGCTTCTATTTTCCAACTGCTCCATAACCTTGTCCACATCAAAAGCTGTCGGTTGTTCTTCAATTTCTATCATCGTACTGACAAGAGCATCTGCAACTTCTATCATCTCTGTTTCATCAGGCGCAGATGGTTTCAACCATCTTGAGATATTTTCTTTTAATAAGTCCGCATCAATCAGTCTGCTCATTTAATCACAACCCTCTTTCTCATCAAAATCCAAGTCAACTCTAATCACATCTGTGTTTATTGCAGATAGAGATTTTATCTTTAAATCGTAAAATGGTTTCAACAGTTTTGAACCGGCACTAAATTCATCGTAATCCTCCCAGTTTCTTCCTGGATGGCATATCTGGACTTTCTCGTCGCTCTTAACATCTGTGTCAATTGTTGCCAATAAATCAATCAGTCTCATAATCTTCGCACTCCTCCACTTTTCAATCATTTGCTATAAAATTAGCAATGCATAACACGCATACTATAACATTAAGTACCAGAACATCCCACTTCTGATTGATTATATTCACAACAATGTATGCAGCATTTACAATGCCTAAAACTAATGTAAAATATTCATTCATTATTTTCGCCCTCCTCGACATAATCCTCACAGTCCTCAGCGTATTCATAACTGTCCATCATGTCACACCGGTTTTCGCAATCATCTTGCTTATCGCAGTAGATACAACACTCGGTTTCACCGTGCAGGCAGTCTAATTTACATCTTCCCATTTAGTCCTCCTGAATCTTATCTCTCTTAAACGCTCAATAACTTTCTTCTGCTCCTCTTCTGCCTCACAATGTATTGTAATGTCATAGGTATCATCGTATGCACTAAATGTGCCGTCTTCGTTCTGTGCAAATGTCATTTCGTCGCTCATACTTCCACCTCGCTATCCTCTGGCATCTGAAAGGCCATATTCTTTTTAAAACTTTTTACAAGTTCTTTGAAACCATTGACTTGAATATCGTTTGATTCTACAATTGCTCGATGTCCTGTAAATCCTGTCAAAAAAGTGCAGGTAATTTTATATTCTTCATAGGCTTCCTGAATCATATCCAGTACTTTCATGGCTTTTGCTTTGGTAGAATATTTTCCGGCCATGAGTGAGCCTGTGCCATCTTCGACATAGATATCCTCACTATCCTTTTCAGGAAAGGCTGATACTGTGCAAATATTGTCGAAATTTACAATCATTCTTTTATCCTGACTTCTGATTAACATTTTGTGTCCTCCTTACCCGCATACATTTTTAACTGCTTCATCTTTTTAATAAACAGTTTCATTTCATATCCTGTAAGACCAACACAAGTATTTCCAATCCCTTTATCATCTCCTAAATCTGGATCATATGACTGCAAAATATGTCCACCAGATTTTTTGTGTCCAATGAAGACTTTTTGTGTAAAATTATATTCCTTATCTTTTCTTTTATACACACACCCATACTTGTCTTCTTCTTCTTCTTTTACAAATCCAATTTCCGCTAATTTCTCATCTACTGTTTTAAATAATTTCATTTCGTGCCCTCCTTGTTTACTCTTTTATTCCATATTTCAACAGCTTCCTTCCAATCCCATGTGTCTGTGCAAAATGTTAATCCGCATTCACAGTGAATGGCTATTGGATCCCCCCACTGTCAGGATCGTAAAAAGACGGTGCCCAGTCTCTTTCTGGAATGTATACATTTTTGTCCGTATCTATCTCTTTTCCGCAAAACGGACACGGTTTTAATTTATCCATTTCTCCTCCTTATTTTCTCATACAATTCAAAATATTCTTCCCATGTTTCTGGCAGTTTGATACAATCTGGCTCATAAGGTTTTGGATATGCAGTATATCCGCACTTCGTGCATTTGATTTGTGGTGGAAAGTCCCTACTCCATTCCATGTTTCCACCACATTTTCTGCAACGAATGTATCTTTCTACTTTCTTTGGTTTCGTTTTGAAAAATGAAGTGTAATTATTATTTTTCATTTCGTGCCCTCTTTTTTCTGCATCGGAAACAGCCATCCTGTCTTTTCGTTCGATGCAATCCAATCAAAATTTAACTCTGATAATTGATACTCTTTATTGCATTTTTCACAGGTAAATCCTTTCGCTTTACTGTATTGTCCTATAATTCCACCGCATTCACATCTACAGTGCTTATAATCCATTTCCATCCTCACTTTCTCCATGTAAGCAACTGACACGCTATCAATTTAGATTTACGTTCATTTTCCTTGCCATAGCTTCTATAACTGTCACAGTTACACCGTTTCCTGCCTGTTTGTATAACTGGCTGTCAGAATTTACGAACTGTGCTTTTTCAAAATAATCGTCAGACCAACCTTGTAGTCTAAAGCATTCGCGCGGTGTCAGCTTTCGAATTGCTATGTAGCATTGATATTTTTCGTACCACACTGCATATACGATCAATTCATCAGAAACCTTTACAAATATTCCTTTGTTAGAATTTATGTTTAAAACATTCAGTTTGAGTGCAACACCGCTATCATGTGTGCTTGCCTTTAAGCAACGAAAGCAACCTTCGTATATTCCACGATAAAATTCTTTGGATACTTCTGTATAAAGTCCACCCAAAGGATTTAAACTGGTGGCAACTCCATGTCTATCCTGAGATGTTAATGTGAACATTGGCTCACCATCTTCTTTGAATCTTCTTCCATTCTGACGTTTTTCTGCACGATCTGGTGTAAGAACTGGAATTGCAATCTTTGGATTATTCCTGTGTCCTGCCGAATGGCAATTTGCAATACCATCAGTCGAAAGAATTTTGCCGTCCTGAGATGAGTTTATTTCATCGATAATTTTTATGGATACTTTGGGTTCTGTGTTTCCTCTCGGCTTCGTACTGATTGTTGGTGCTAATCCATCGCCACTATAAACTCTATCTCGCTGCGAATTTCTGCCATTAAGACAGCCAAAAAGATTTAACGAAACACTATTTTCTCCGTCTGTTCCTTCGATAGGAAATACTTTTGAGGTACTTCTCCCTCTAAGATGTCCGATAATAAAACATCTTTCCCGGTTTTGTGGCACTCTGAAATCTTTGGAGTTGAGCACCTGCCATTCTGCATCATACCCCCACTGCTCCATTTCAATGAGCAATCTGGCGAAATCCCATCCTCCATTAACACTAAGCAGATTTTTAACGTTCTCAATGAAAAGGTAAGTGGGTTTATCTTCTTCTTTGAGTTGTCCGACAAGGTACATAACTCTGAAAAACAGGCTTGAACGGTTTCCTTGAAATCCGGCTTGCTTTCCCGCAACGGATATGTCCTGACAGGGGAATCCGAAGCACCAGCAGTCGGCTTTTGGAATGTCTCCGGCATACACTCTTCTAATGTCATTTGCATACCATTCTCCATTTCTGTATTCCTCCTTTAATATTTCCTTCTGTCTTTTCTTGATAGGAATATCTTCCAATGTCTTTCGCTGCTCTTCTGTCAGTAAGTGCATTGAGATGTAACTCGCAGTAGCAAATTTATCGAATTCGCAAAAACCAACGCATTCATGCCCTGCTAATTCCATTCCCCTGCGAAACCCTCCGATTCCTGCGAAAAAATCTATAAATTTCATTTTTATCCATTCCCCTCGTTTTCTCCGAACCCAAATTCCTTGTTAATATCAAAAGAATCAAATTCAATCTGCAATCCCATTTCTTCCTTAATTTCCTTGTATGCCGCTTCAACACCGATTTCCTCAACATATCTTTCGGCTTCAGTAATCTTATCAATGAAATTCTGGTTTGCTTTCTTGAATCCCCATGCTTTCTTGATTGCAATAACAGAAATCAAAATATTTGCCACAGCAATATAATCTTCTGCTTTCCACAGCTTTTCCTGTGATTCTTTGATAAGCTGCTCTTTGATTTCCTGTTCTCTGGCGTTCAAATATGCTTTAAGAGATTCAATTCTTACGCCGGTCTGTCTGGATATCTGTTCCATTGTAAAATTGGTTATATTAAGCGGCGCAGGAATTGAGTTCTTTTGGATTTTTGGCTTTTTAATCTTCAATTTTCCCATCCAACAGCCCTCCTTATGTTTTCTGTTAAAGCATCAAACTGTTTTAACATCTTCCGACATCCGTTTCTGGTCACCTGCATATCTTCAGCGGAGTCATCTATCCAATATTTGCCGTCAATCAGATAGCTGTTATCCAAGAATGTACGGAATCTGCATTTTGTAAGTCCGAATTTATTCATAATTTCTCTTTGCGTCAAGGACTCTACAAATTCACCGTTTGCTGCAACAATATCATAAAGTTTCATTTTATCTCCTTGCTTATCTTTCTTATTCCGTACCCAACTGGAGCATATGCTCTGTCAGTACTGGGATGGTTCGTTCTGAGTAGGTCATCATCAATTAGCTAGTTGATATGCTTCCAGACCGTAGCTCTCCCGGCATCCACCCTTTCAGAAATTTCCGTAATCGACGGTGCATATCCAACCAGTTTGATATAACTGACGATATACATATAGATTTCTTTCCTAAGAGCCTGTCCCTGCTCGTATCTATTCTTTGTGTTGTACATTCTTACTCAATCCTCTCTGCTTAGAACTTAAAGCATTATTTAAAGCTAATATGCAGTCCAGAATGAACTGTTTATCATTCTGATCAGGACATATGCCCGCCAACTCTCCAAGTTCGTCTAAGCGATTACACACCTGCTCAGAATAGTCGTCCGTAAGTTCCACCTGATAGAACTCCTTTATAACTTTCCAGAATTCTGTCATAAACCTTTGTATAATTGGAATATCCTTGGCTTCTACTTTCAATTCCTCACATCCTTTTTGTATACAATATACTGTACACTGTATACGTTCTATTAATTTTTAAAAATTATTTATATTATATATAATAGGTATAATATAAGTAACCCACAGTAACCGAGATGTAACCGTACTAATTCGTGTAAACCATTGATTTTACTACATGGTAACCGAGTAACCGAGTAACCCTGACTTTCTCATATAGGGAAATCTTTATACTCAATATGTGCATATAAATACTCATATATATATATATATAGAATCAAAGGTTACCTAGGTTACCCGGTTACCTTTTGAACGAATTGTTTATCAATCAAACACAATATCGTCCGCGATCTCAAAATCATCATTGCAATTCACGAATCCTTTTGGAATTTCATCTACAATTTTCAAGAACACACATTTGGTGACGATTCCGTCCAGCTTCTTCGCTTTGGTCGGATAACCCCTGCTGTCAGTTTCCACAAGTCCCTTCTTAACAGCCCATGACAAGAATGCCTTTCTGGAGAATTTTCCAATTTTGCACAGGTCATCAAACGCTACGCTATAGATTATCGCAGTCGACGTTTTCTCTATCGGATCATTGTCTATAATTCCCCATCTTTCCGTTTTGATGTCTGGGTTATCATCGAACTTAATTCCATTCATAGCGATCTTGTCAACCACGAACCAGTAAGCACGTTCATTTTCAGACACTATTTCTTTCTCTGTCAGGAGGCTCTTTGCTGTCTCAATGTCAATGTACTGACCATCATGGAATAGCTGATCTGTTGCGATTTTATCTGCTGCCAGAATGATACTCATAGATATACTCTGCTTCTGCATCTTGTCATCGTCCTGTATAAGCCCCTGATAGTGCTTTTGCAGGGCTTTTATATCATCAATAGACATTTCCTTGACTGCGTTCACAAAGTCGATTCCTGCATATCCGTAGTTCTTTTTAAGGGTATCTGCGGTAAGCTGCGGATCGTCAAATATCTTTTCAGAACACTCAACCTCAATAATTCGGTTAATTGCCCCGCCCTGGCTGACGTATCCGGCAAGCGGACGCTCACCATTGGTCAGAATGCAGTTCTGCCAGCGGTTCTCCCGGTTTACACCCAGCTCCTTGTTAGAACGACTTTTTCCTTTGCCGGAACACAGATCGTACACAATACCCTCGAAGTTATCTCTGATCTTAGCGGATACCTTGGAGGTATCATCCAGAATTAGCGGAAGATTGTTAAGCATATCAGACTTTGCTTCCAGAGCCACATCTGTTGTCTTGAAGTCTCCTATATATCGTGATTCGCCTGGATTCGCCCAAACGGAAGCTCCTAACATAAGCGTCACAGTCTTGCCACCCTCAGTTTCTCCCCAGAGGTCTACAAAGAACGGAAGTGCGCCGACAAGCTTAATCAGAATACTGGCGAAGCTTGCAGCCAGCATGATTTTTGGCTCTATCCTTCCAGTAGCACGAACCTTCTTCACATGCTCATACCATTCTGTTCTGCTGCCGCCTACACTGATACTTTCATATAGTTGCCGGAACCTCATATCTCCATCGAATACAATATCCTTGTCATAAGGTAAGAAATAATCCCTGATCCATCCGATTTTGCTGGAGGAATACTGAATGTTGATATAATCGTCATTTGCATTCTCAACGTCTGACAGATACCGTACAAGAAACTTCGCATTCTCAGAAGTCACTGAAATCCCAAGTGCAGACAAGCCAACGATTTTAGTAGATGATGCAACCATGGTTTTCGGTACAATAACCTCGGACCATTTGTTATTCCTCTTATAGATTAGCTTTATCTGTTCTTCTCCGGTCTCCAGATTCTTCATCCGCTCTATTGGAAGAATAGGATGATAACAGGCTATAATATCCGGCGATCCTGGATTTGTGTTTGAAATTCTAATTCCATCATCGTCCGCTATCCAGTTAAGGCATTTCATTCTGTCATATTCACAATCAGAGAAATTAGTCCACTGGTCCAGCATAGACAACGTCCTATTGCTCTTCTCTTTCTCGATCATCTGTTTCTGTACTTTTGTGTAGGCTTTAAGCAAATCCTCAAATTTTTTCTTTACGCCAAGCTCTTTGGCTCTGTCCAGAAGAGTCAGCGTAAGACGTGCCTTGTATATTTCGTCTTCCTGGCTGAATATCTCGTCAAACACTTCTTCGTCCAGAATAGAATCCTTCGTGAGCTTGCTTATCATTTCCACTTCTAATCACCTTCTTCCAGTCCTGTTATGAATCCATGATGATATAGTGCAAGTTGCAACCTGTTCCATACTTCACACCATCCGTCAGACAATGGCTTCACCCTGTCAAGAATAGCCCGATAGAAATCTATATCAGACAAGCATTCTTGCAACTCGGCCTTTTTCTTCTGTTCTTCCTTCTGCCGCATTTCCATCTGTTTCTGGTGGCGGTATATTGCCATTCTGGAAGAGAAATTTGGTTTCTGGTAAGTTCCCCCAAGTATGGTAAAAGCTGTCTTAAAATCGCAATTATCCATGTTCTGAACGAATGTGAATATGTCACCTGTTGCACCACAGCCAAAGCAATAATATCTGTCTTTGTAGATTTTCATGGATGCAGTACGATCTCCGGTGTGAAATGGACACTGAACAAATCCTGCTCTGTTCGGAACCATTCCATATCTGCTCAGAACGTCCCTCATGTTATTCTGTTGTTTAATTGTTTCTTTATCCATTTAACAGAATCTCCAAAATTCTTTTGCCAGTGTCTTTCTTGTCACAAAACAGAAATTCAACACCGTACTTGCGCTGCATCGTGCAAAGAATCTTATATAAGACATCTCCATGCATAACTTTCTGTTCCTGCTCTACCCAGATGCCATTCTTTTTAACTCTTTTCTTTGCCCGTGGGTTCTCCCACCAGAGAACATCATCCAGTTTTTCAATCCCTTTTCCATGCTCACACAGGAACACGAGTTTTATTCCTGCTTCATTTGCCCGGATGATCTCAGCACGGAATCTTTCATGCTGTTGGCATACATTGCCACATAATTCAGAAAGATTTTGCTTTCTGTCAACAACCAGTCGAGGGTTGTCATAATTCATATAGTCCCCGACGTAAAGCTTTGACACAAACCATTTTTCTCCTGCTGTATCAAATGTTTTTTTAATGCCATCAATAACTTTCTGATGTTCCCTACTGTCAATTTGTATCATGCGAACGGCAACTCCTCGTCAATTCCATCTGGAATGTTCATAAAACCATCCGGGTCTGTTTCTGGATGCGGTACTTCCGACTTCTGCTGGCTCTGGTTAGCACCTTTGCTTTCACCAAACTCAATTTCTTCCACAACAATATCTGTTGTGTATACCTTCTGTCCATCACGATTGGTGTAGCTGCCGGTCTGGATTCTTCCAGATAAGTCTGCTTTCATTCCTTTAGAAAAATATTTCTCGATAAATTCTGCCGACTTTCCGAAAGCGATACAATTCAAAAAATCTGCTTTCTGATCAGAACCCTCTTTCGCAAATCTTCTGTTTACCGCGATAGAAAACCTTGCAATAGATGTTCCATCATTGGTGTACTTGATTTCTGGATCACGTGTAAATCTTCCTGTAAGAATTACTTTATTCATGCTGTTACTCCTTTTCTGTATGCTGTTTATCATAGTCAATTAACATCTTCAGGCATTTTTGCCCTTTTTCCTTTGTAAGAGACTTAATGTCGTTTACTTTAAATCGCGCCTTGATCTGGTCTGCAAGCTTAGCTTCCGGGTATTTGTCAATAATATTTTTAATTGACATAGTAGTTTCGGAACTAATCATCTCGGTTTCTTTTGACGGTTCCGTTTTTTTACCAGACGAATTCTCACTGTTACTCGAGCAATCATATTTAGTCTTGCTTTCTTTCCAGTAGATATCTGCTCCAATGCCGAGATTTTTGCAAGCTACTGACAACGCATCCGTTGTGGCCATCTTATAACATTCGTCAGACACGTAAATTCCGCTTCTTTCTTTTGTTGCTAGTTTACTTCCTCCAGTTCCAGAAATCGGCTGCGACCATTTGCTTTCGTAAAAAACATATAGTTCGATCATCACAAAAGCGCATGTCTCATCATTTATGGTTTCCGTCCATTTATCAACAGTCTTGTAATACCATCCGATTCCACAAGGCCCGAACTGCTCTGTCAGACATTTAATTCGCCACATAGGGTTAATATCTGTAAAACCTTTTAAACGTCCTGCCATAATCGGCTTCTGAGCATCTTTCGGAACTTCTCTGACATGGTTATATAATTCAAGATTTCCCACTGTTATTCCTCCTTGTCATAAACCACATGCTTGCTGCCCTCAATAATCAGCAAGCTTGCAATATCTTTCATTGATATGGTTGATTCGTTATAAATCTCAACCAGTGCGTTGTATGCTTCTGGTGATACTTTTACGACCGGGTTATCCTTATCGGTTGCTGGCTGCTTCTTCCTTGCCGGAATGCGGATTTCAAATTTACTCATAGCGTCCTCCTACTTAATCTGAATATTCTGAGAAGTTTTCAGTGAAATTCCCGGAAATTCTTTTCCGGCTTTCAATGCCGCTTTTAATCCGATTTTGTCAGGTGTAGGCTCTGCATATTTAAGAAATTCCTCAGGAACAGTTGCATTCGCTGAAATATCTACAGAATCACTTTTTCTGTAAGAAATTGATACCTTTGCAGTCTTAAATTTCTCACCGTCCAGATATTTTGAAAGAAATTCTTTTAATGAAGCTGCTTTGTTCTCAGCAACTTTTTGACGTGCTGCAAGGTTATCTTTTTCTTCTTTTAAGGCTTTTGCATCTGACAGAAGATTTTTAATCCAACAACCGATACCCTCAATTTTCTGATCCCTTTCCATCTGAAGAGCAGAAAGCCTCTCAACGTCAATGATTTCTCCTGTTTCCATGTCTACACAATCCATAATTGCATTATCAATTTCGTACAATTTCATTATCTTTTCTCCTCTCTTTTAAAGAAACAATACAATGTATCCGTCTCATGACATTCGATATGGTCCAGAGACATGTCACAGTTCTCATAATCCAGAATATAATCACCTCTGGATTGAAGCTCTCTGAGCAGTTCATTGATACATCCTGCTATCTCCAGACTGGGAAGAAGTTTCATAATTGCTATCTGTTTACTCATTTGGACGCTTCCCATCTATCAGAAGTTCCAGCAAGAAAGCTTTGATTATTCTGAGACTTTCACGACTTTTTTTCTCATAAAATGGGTTAAAAGATACGTTTTGGTACAAATCCCACTTAAACACGCCTTTAGGAAGTCTGACGTCTTCTTTTCTTTTAAGCCCTCTTACATCTAAGCCGTAGCCTGAAAAATCGAATGTGACACTTGCTGTCGGAACTTCATTTGCGACTCTTTTACAGAGTTCGTAAATTTCGTCAATCTCTTTCTCGAACATCTTCTTATCCTCCTTATTTTCTACTGCCAGTCTGCTTTCATCTGGCGTGCTGCCCATGTTGCCGAGATACCGAAAAAGATGTTTAGCCAGATAGGTATATCCACATATTTCCCGGCGAGCATACATGCGGCGATCAGCATATACTCTTTCATTTTATTTCATTTCTCCCAGAATCCACGCAAGGTTACTTGCCACCAGTGCGGCGACTGTCACAATCCATGCAGTGAACCATCTTTTTGACTTTTTCTTGCTTTCTTCGACAATTTCAGTCGCAAGTGCTACTTCGATGTCAGCCCATGTAAGCTGACTTTCGTTTTTAATTTCGCTCATATCTAGCTAATTTCTCCTTATTTTTTCTTATTTGTCTTTACAATTAGCAGATAGAGGCTTATAATTAACCTGTATCTACTAAGCGCGATTTAGTAGATGCAAGCTCCGGGGTGGAGGTGTTGGCTCCCTCCGGGGCACCTACTTATTAAGAGCAGCTTTGCCTTTCCAGATATGTCCGGTCACTTCATAGACTTTTCTAGGGCTTATGATGTATGTGATTCGGCCACCGGAAAGGCTTTTTGCTGGCTTATTATTCTGCACAGCCACGCCAATCGGCAACCACCCGTACACAATCCCTGCCCGGATTGCTGTTACAGGAAGTCCGATCAATTGGCTCGCGTCGGCTACGGTCAGAATTTCTGACGAGAATTCCGGCATCTGTGGAATGCCTGATATGATTCTTGCAACCTCTGCAGCGAACTGATGAACTTCTGCATTTTCTTTGACGTAAAGGTTTACTTCTTCTGGGGTCATAATTATTCACCACTTTCTTTTTCTTTTACAAAATGCTTTTCCATCAGGTCGGCAATCATAAGGTACTCTTCCGCAATTTTGCCCTCTCTGGTATTTTTTACCTGTTCGCGGAACTCTGGAATTGTTCCTAAGAAACAACCGCAAGATACTCTGATCTGCTTATCTTCGCACTGAAAGAATGTAGTTGTACGGAACTGAGTGCCGAAACCATGAATGGTTGTATAGTCTGCATTGCCGGAGACCCTTGCATCGCCGGAGACCCTTGCATTGCCATAGACCTCTGCATTGCCGGAGACCCTTGCATCGCCGGAGACCCTTGCATCGCCGGAGACCCATGCATCGCCGGAGACCCTT